GATAGAATGCAATAAGTACTTACATGGAAAATGTAGAAAACTGTACATGTAGTTGTGGTTGTTGTGATTGTGAATGTAAAGAATGTGATTGCGAGTGCGCTTGCAAGTGTCATACAGACTAAATAATATTAACCATGATAGAGAAACATGACGATAATCGAATTGCTGAAGCTTATCAGCAAGTAAATGAACGACTTGCAGATACTAAACTTGGCAGGATGGCCTATGATCATATCCCTGGTGCAAATAAGTTAATGCAAAGCCCAACACCTAATTACGATGATGCAGAGCCTACGGCCCAAGCCGAGCCTGCGCAGAGTCCATGGCAGAAGCTCGTAGCTAATCCTGACGCAGGAGTAGCGGCTGCTAGAAAAGCGGCTGAGAGAGGAGTCCTCAGTGATAAAGCTCATTGGTTATGGTTAAAAGTTGCAGATATACGAGTATTACAACAGCTTGAAGCACTACCTCAAGCAAATAAAGCTCATGACATGATTGAATTGTTTAGTACAAAAGGCGCTAAAAGGTCTACTGCTGAGATATACTTTAGACCAGGTAACCAAGAAAGTAACTTTTTTGTTAACTTGCAAGTCCAGGGGAAAGGTTACAGGGCACCCCAAGGAGGCCGCGTAGCTGGGGCTGGTCTTGGCTCGGATATTGGCGCGCCTGAAATTAGAGGCGCTGCGATAGAGATCGTAAACCAAGTAGCTAGTGGTAAACTGGCCTCGTTAGACCAGGTACTTGGAATTTCTGATGAGCAATCGGAACCTTATCGCGCTAATCAGTAGGCAAGGCACCAGCATACCAACCTTCAGGTAGATGCATCTTGTTTTTAGATAGCACCCATTCACCATTTTTAAGGACGTACACTTTACCTTTTACATCAGGACCGATGCGAACCATTTGAGCATGTGTGTCTACGAATACGACTTTAGTACTACCACATCCGAAAAGAGACAGGCTAAGAGCCAGAACCGCTGAGAGTTTGAGAAGTTGTTTCATTTTTTGATTTTCTTTCAGCTTCAAGTATACGCTCCCGCCACTTATTTTTCAACTCCTCAGGTGTTTTATCTGCGTCTGAAGCTTTTGAATCTTGCTTCATTTCTGCAGAAAAGAATTCCAAGAGTGCTGCAATAACTTGTTTAAGCCATAACATGAAAGTATTTAATAAAAAGACCCGGCACAAGGCCGGGTCTTAAATGAAGGGATGTGATTCTAATTAGGCTTTAAATAGGTCTTTGTTGCCGCCGGAAATTTTACCGCCAACCTTATTACCTTTACCAACGAGCTTACCTACTGCATCTGACTGCACTTTAGGTTTACCACCGTCTTCCTGACCGTGCGAGCTGCTATCAGCAGATCCACCACCAGGGTTGGCACTTCCACCAACTTTATTATTATGTCCAGCAAGCTTTGATACGCTGTCTGGTACGGCTTGAATATCAACATGACTTTCAGGCTGGAGATCTTCTCCCTCTTCGCCTGGCAGATCTTCAACGTCCATATCATCGCCGAGATCGTCTTCTTCACCGTCACCGAGTTGGTCCATTAGTGCTTGATGTAGCTGGTTGGCTAAATCGCGAGGAAGCTCGAGAGTGACAACGTCTTCCTCTTCACCGCCGCCGCCGTACTCGTCACCGCCGAGTTCGTCACCATTACCCGGACCTTCATCTGAGCCGTCATCGTCAAAATTAGAGAAGCCTTCATCGCCCATTACATCTTCGAATAAGCGATCGAAACTAGATTTATTATGTTTTTCCTTCATTGTAGAATTATTTATTTGTTTTGACTCTTTTTTCACGACCTTTTTATTTTTTTTCTTGTTATCCGAACTCTGTGACATCTCACTCTTATTATATATCGACGGTTTATTTAAATTTTTTGGATCAAGCGCAACAGTATCGTGCCCGTCAACACCAGCTAAATCCGTATCATTAAAATACTTACCTGGAGATACTGTATCTTTTGGTTGTGAGAATGAGTCTTTAGGTAGATTACCTACCACAGTACCTTCGTTTACGACGATCTGTGTATTATATATGTTCTCAAGGTCAGCGAAATATCGTACTGGCATGTAAATACTTATTAGATTGCATGTACTTTTATGAAGAAGAAGGATGAACATAAATTCTATCTAGGTAATAAGAATTTGCCGCGGCCGGACCTACAGCAGGAATGGACCCCGCAAATGATACAGGAATTACAGAAGTGTAAAAAGAATATCTTATACTTCGCGGAAAATTTCTTTCATATCGTTAATCTAGATAGAGGTAGAGAAACTATTACCCTATTTAAATGTCAAAAGAGAGTATTAAGGTCTTTAAGAGATAATAGATTTAATGTCGTACTTTCTTCTCGTCAAGCCGGAAAAACAACTATGTTTACTATCTATTGTCTATGGATTGCATGCTTCCAAGACGATCAGAACGTTCTTATTGTTGCTAATAAAGAGCAAACGGCGATTAATATTTTTAGAAGAGTCCGATTAGCTTATGAAAATCTACCAAATCACCTAAAACCTGGTGTTGTTGAGTATGGAAAAACGTCGATGTCACTAGGTAACGGTTCTAATATAGGCATTTCAACTACTAGTAGTGATGCTGGCCGCGGCTCATCCGTAAATGTATTAGTATTAGATGAGCTTGGATTCATTGATAATCACCTAGTAGGTCCGTTTTGGAAATCTGTATTCCCTATCATTTCATCTTCTAAGAAATCAAAAATATTGATAGCTAGTACACCAAACGGTACAGATAATTTATTTCACCAATTATATACAGGGGCATTAAAAGGAGAAACTAACTGGAAGTCAGAGCGGATTGATTGGTGGGAGATTCCAGGTCGTGATGAAGAGTGGAAAGACGATACAATTAAAGCGCTTGGATCAGTGGATGCATTCGCACAAGAATTTGGTAATGTGTTCCTTGAAACAGGTGAATCTGTCGTTGATGAAGAATTGTTCGAAACATTAAAGCAACAATGCTGTGATCCGGAGTTTGTATTTGACGACGGTAAATATATGATATGGGAAGAGCCGAGTAAAGATAAAATCTATACTGTAGGGGTCGATGTCGCTGAAGGTGTAGGTGAAAATGCTAGTGTTATACAGGTATTAGATATAACAGACTTAACAAATATAATTCAAGTAGCTGTATATCAAAGCAATGCTATTTCACCATATAATTTCACTACCAAGTTGTATGAAATATTACAACATTGGGGTAGTCCAACAGCCGCTATTGAACGCAATAACTGCGGTGCACAAGTAGTAGATAACCTATATAATCAGTTTGGATATACAAATCTTATTACGTTTACACCTAAAAACAGTAGAAGTACTAGTTATGATAAGCGATTAGGAGTTGTTGCACACACTAACACCAAATATAAAGGTGTTATGAATATGCGATATTGGATCAATCAACTTAGTGTTGTTAAGTTTAGAGATATTAATACAATAAGAGAGCTTCGAACATTTGTTCGCTATCCAAATGGTACATGGGCTGGTAAAAGTGAAGCAAGTATATTAGATGACCGCGTTATGTCATTAATTTGGTGTCTAATTGTTCTCGAAACATCAGTTACTGAAAAATACTTCGAAATTGTTGAATATGACGATAATCATAAACCGCTTAAGCTTAAATCTCTGGATTATGGTGTTAAAGAGCTCATAAATCCGTTATCAATATATACAAACGAAAAAATTATAGGTGAGAATAGTAATCCTTTACCAATGGTATTTGAGGGTGCCAGTACAGGTGAGACAGACAATGAAAAAAGCTCATTACAGACACAAGGATATAAGTATATGAACCCTAAGGACTCTGAGTGGGTTGATACATGGGGAGACGATACGTTTTACTTGCCAAAATATTAAAAATTTATTATGTCGAATATTATTAGTCAGTCAATATATAATAAAGCACGGGTTGATAAGTTCATCTTGTCAATGACGACTCCGAAATGTTTTGAAAACATTGAATCAAAGACAGAGAGACCGACTCATCATAAAAGCTACCAAAAAGTAATACCTGATAAAATGCAGTTTAGTGTTCATGGAGGTATTGTACCGGATATAAGTGTACCTTCTATTGATGTAGCTCAATATGGCCAAACACTGAAGGTTAGTTCACATTCTCGCCCTGCATATAGTGATATGTCAGTAAGCTTCACTATTGATAATGAATATAACAATTATTGGTATATTTGGAGATGGCTTGATATAATGTCAAGCGCTAGATATGCCGAGTATGATAGTCATGAGCAAGGTTCGTCAAGAGACATTGCAGGATACGTCACTGAAGATAATACAATCGGACCTGCTTTAGGGCTTGACTATATGACAGATATGACTTTATTTGGATTAGATGAATACAATAAACAAACTATTCAGTTCGAATATATCCATGCATTTCCTGTAAGTTTAGGTGAAATTAGTTTTAATCATCAATCGGCAGAAGAAATAACCAGTTCTTTTAGTTTTGCGTTTACACAGCTTTTGGTTAATTTATTGTAACCAGCGCGAAAAATTCTTTGCTAGAAGATAAATATTTGTAAGACTATGGCGAATACAAGATCAATTCAATCACCGGGCGTACAAGTAAACGAGGTCGACCTCTCTGTAAGGCCTGTTACTCCAGTAGGTACGAATGTAATGGTTGCTGGCTATGCGGCACAAGGCCCAACCGAAGAAGTTTTTGCGGTTAATAATATGTCCGAGTTTGAGATGGTTTATGGTAAGCCAACCAACCCGGCTGAGCGTTATTTTTACCAAACAGCACGAGCAGTATTTAACTCAGACTCGAGACTGTTAGCCACTCGCCTTTCATATGGTGTAGGAGCTGGTCTTGGCGTAGGTGAAGATTATACCGCCTTATTTTTCCCAGTCTATTCATATGCCCTAGAGCATGCTGCTGGTAAAGCAATTGCTTATGCTACTGGCGCTTCATTAGATGCTAATAATGCTACATTGGGTGTTGGCGTTTCTGCTTCCGGTGCTGGTCAAGGCGTTTCACTTTCTGCTAACCCTGGTGATGACCGTATCAATATTGTTAGAGGTCAAGATTCCGGTGGTACAGCATGGAGAGGTCTTAGCGCTGGGTATGTATTCGGTAAACCAACGTTGGTAAGACTTTCGAAGGAAGAGTATCAGCAACTCCGTCAAGGTAACTTTACATGGAATAACTTCGTTGCGATCAATCCATCATTCACTAATACATCAAGTACGTGGGGCAATGCTGGTATGATTATTACTAATATTGCTAAATCCACAGTTAATGACAGGTATGAAGGTCATTATCTTGGAATTACCGATAACTCACAAATGAATCCTGCTACAGACTTCGATAGTCTTACAGGAGTTATGTCCATTAACGAGAATACAACCGATTTATCATTACAAATACCGAATACTCGCTTAAACTTCCCACTTAGCGGTACTCAAACAAGTAATGACAACAGTCTTTCTGAGACGTTGGAAGGTGTTCCTAATTTTGATATTTCAAACCCGGATTTCGACGATGTCTTAGTGTTAGGGCTGTTCAAACTAAGAACGTCTGTGTTTAGTACTGATACAATCAAGTTGGATTACGTACTAAATGAAGGATATACTGGATCACTTGATAGTCATCGCAGATTACAAAATCCTGGTGGCGGTAACCCCGAAACATTCTTCCTTGGAGATGTAGAGAATGGATCTAGAAACATTGAAGTGTTTACTAACCCGTATATCTCTTATCATCCTGGTCAGTGGGTTAACCCACTTGGAAGTAATACAACTAAATTCTCACGTGTTCTAACAAGACGAGCCATATTAGACTCAATGAGTCCAACAACGTCTGCTACTTTCGGTGCTATTCCGACAACAGTGCTACGAGATTTGATCGTTAAGGGCTTTGCACCTGCTGATCAAATGGTACCTATTGGTTATTATCAACCAACCGATGTATCAACACGAGTAATCGGCCAAACACCTGACAAATTGTCAAGAATCTTTAGAAGTGTTGAGAATCTCGACCTTGTAAACATTGATATTACTTGTGAATCTGGATTAGGTACAATATTTGCCGGTTCACTACTAACTGGTACCCGCTCAACAAGTGCAGGACCCGCTGGTGGCTTTGACGATGAGCTAGTATTGGACATTGGTACAGTAAATCATGATGCAGGAACTGCAACAGGGTTGTATCAAATCCGTGAAGGTGCAGTTACGTCAAATGATGCAACTAATGGCTACAATCTCCAGCAAAACTGGAGAGCTGTACATACAGAGTTTAATAACTTCGCAGAATTTAACAGAAAAGATCACTTACACATTGCTGATGCTCCGCGTTGGGTGTTTGTTCAAGGTACGAATGATAAAGTACTTGATTGGGACAAGCGTAGAACATTTACACAATATGTTTATTGGCCATTACGTCACCTCTTTGGTGCTACTAACTCCAGCTACTCAACTGCGTTTGGTAACTGGGGAAGAGTATACGACGGTACGGCAGATAAGCTAGTTTGGGCACCGTTCTCAGGGTTTGC